ACATAAGATGTTGTTCAATAGGAAGATTATAATTAGAACCATTATCGATTGAACAATAAGCAAAAAATTTCTGAGCGTTACTTGCTGGTGTAACAGCTCTATATGTAATTCGGTAATCCATATATGTATCAGTAATTAAAGACGAACTAAAAGTTACATTTGCTACATCAGAAGTAACTGTAACTGAAGAAAGTTTAGTCATTACAGTACCAGTTACAGTACCAGTAAAATCAGCACCACTAGACGCTATTAATTTTTGTGAAAGTGTAACTTCACCATTTGAAGCAATAGCTATTGCATCTGTATCTGAAACTGAACCAATATTCCCAGCATTAGGAATTATTATATTACCATTAAAAGTAGCAGTTCCAGCATTACTTCCATCAAGAGTAAGCATTGTAATATCACCACTACCATCTGAATCTGTACCCTTAAAAATAATATCTGTGTCATTACCTTGAGCATCTATAGTAATATTGCCAGAAGATGTAGAAAGAGTAACGGCACTATCACCCACAGTTAAATCATCACAAGCCAATCCAGATATAGTAGCCGAACCCCATACCAAATCATTGCCATCAGATTTAAGATACTGACCATTTGTACCAATAGCTAATGCTGTTGGATCACCACTACTATCTCCAGTAATTAGTTTACCTCTTGCCAAACCAGCCATCTTTGCCAATGTTACAGCATTGTCTTGGATATCGTTGGTTTCAATCGTGTCATCTGGAAAAACTGGAACTTGTGCGAATGTAACTGCACCACCATCAGCAATCGTCATGGCATTATCGCCATCTGTATAATCAATGGTTGCTGTTTCTAAACTGCCAGAGTTAACAGTTAAACCAGTTGAATCAATCGTTACTCGTTTGGTATTATCTGCATAAAAATTAATTTGATTAGCTGTTTCAAAATCAATCTTGGTTTGGTCATCTTCACCAATTTTTATATCTGTTGCTAATAAAGATGTAATGTCTGTTTGATCTGCATTAATTGTAAATGTTAAATCAAACGGATCTCCGTCTGTTCCGTTGTCTGTATCAGTCCAGTTAATATCAATACCACCACCTTCAACAAACTTAACTTCTTTGTCTTTTGTAATTTGTACTTCTGTGCCATCACCATCTTCCAGGACGAACTGCATATCAGCTTTTTGTGCATCAACATAAGCCTTAACAGATTGTTGTGATGGAATTTTTGTAGCACTATTAGTTGACATATCATCTTCGTCAATTAGTGCATTTGTAATCCTCGCATCTGCTCTAGCATTGGTAAAGTATAAATTACTTGACCCTTCTGTAATTTCATCTGAATTATCTTTTGTAGCTATTTGAGTTGCTATGTAAGCCTTAACACTCTGTTGAGATGGTGGTCTTGATGCTGAATCAGTTGCCATATTGTCTTCATCAATTAATGATAAAGTTTGAGCATCAACATAAGCCTTGATTGATTGCTGTGTTGCTAACTGGGTAGCTGAATCTGTAGACATGTCATCTTCATCAAGAATGGCTGTGCCACTTACGCCAGTATTTAAAACTGGTGATGTTAATGTTGGATTTGTTAAAGTTTTGTTTGTTAATGTCTTTGTTGTTTGTGATAGATATGTATCAAACGTATCAACATTTGTTTGTCGCATTGTACCACCATCATTGGTTACAATGCCATCTCCACTTGCAACAGCAGTTGTTCCTACAGAAGTATTACCATCTACAATATTAAGTTCTGTTGATGTAGAATCAACTTCTGCAAGTTTAGTAAAGTCTGCTTGTACTAAACCAGATACACCATCTAGTAAATTAAGCTCTGTAGCTGTTGATGTAAGTGCTACATCTTCGTTTATCTTAGGTGATGTTAATGTTTTGTTTGTTTCAGTAACCTCAAGGCTTTTATAGTAATCTGTTAAAACAGATACATCCATTCGTTTTATTGTTCCAGCATCTGAAAAAAGCAATTCATCTGTAGACGCTAATCCAGAAGTTATGGCTGTCTGACCACTTATAATATCGTCATTTAACATAGTACCAGTAATCGAATCAGTACCAATAACAAAATCTAAAGTATTATCTGCATCATCATACGTTACCGAAATGCCAGTTTCAGTATTTGAACCAACCATTGCACCAACAGTATCAGCAATGTATTCATTTAATGCTACACCTTCGACAGTATAAGCATCAGCTTCAACAGTTCCATCAAAGTAAGCATCCTTAAATTCAAGAGCATCCGTACCCAAATCAACAATCGCATTAGAACCAGGAGTTAAAGCACCATCAGTCAGGATAAGTTGCTTTTCATTTCCAGCATAAAAGTTAATCGTGTCAGCCGTTTCAAAATCTATCTTCGTCTGGTCATCTTCTCCGATCTTAATATCGGTAGCCAGTAGAGATGTAATCGTTGTCTGTGATGCACCTAAAGCAAAGTCGAGAGTATTATCACCATCTTCGTAAGAAACTGTTACACCAGTTTCCGTGTTAGACCCTACCATCGCTCCGACAGTATCAGCGATATACTCATTTAATGCTGTACCAGCGACTGTTATAGAATTAGCTTCTAAAGCTCCGTCTATATCAGCACCACCAGAACCGATGTCCAAACTGGCAGAAGTTAATGCACCCGATAAAGTTACATTCCTAAATGTTCCAATATCTTTATTAGCATCAACAAGAACATACTTACTTGCTGTTACAGTACCAGCCGTTAATCCATCGAGTGCAACTGTGTTCTCATTGGTTAGATACACGTACATTTCTGGATTGCCAGTAGAAGAATTAAAACCTAATATCTTTCCTAATCTATCTGCTTTGGAAGGTATCGTCATATCTACGTTAGTAGCAGAATATTCTGGTGCAATAAGTGTACGGCTTTTAACTTCTTTAAAATCTCCAGCTATACGATGCAATCGATCAAAATCTGTTTCTAATGATCCAGCAGTTATATTACCACCAGATGAATAGACAGATGACCTGGCTAAACTCATAACTGATAGTATCGTAATAACTTTGTTATTTGCTGGTGTATAGTCAGTAGGGGAGGTTTTAAATTTTACAACGCCTGTACCGTTTGCATTAAGACCAGCACTAGCAGAACTATCTACAATGTCATAATGAGTACCTTCAGTTTTAAGAGTGCTATCTTCATATACTTTAATCTCACTCGTAGCGTTGACCTGGAATGAAAAACTAAAATCCGTAGTCGATCCATTGGCTGTCGATTGAGTTCTTTTAAGTACATCATTTACATCAACGCTTGTCATATCTAATCCCTACTTATAGTATTTGTACAATAAATTTAAAGTTAATTCTACCATTATTGAGTGTCCTCAAAATAAAAACCCAATCTATCATGCTGTGATATTAAATGTTTTCTAGCACTTCTTTTCCTGTTTGATGTTATATCTCTTATTAAATCCATCTGGTCCTCTGGCGTTAAAGCATCTAAATAAATATCGGTTTCTATTAAATCCATAAGAGCATCTTTTAACATCTCATTATCTTTATATCCTGTGTCTCCAGGTAAACGACCTTTACTATCAACTTCATTCATTAAGTATATGTAATCATTATATTCTGTAGCATTTAATAATATACCAGACATTTTCTTCCCAGGCATAGGAATACCACCAGCACCACTATTACCTAATCTAACAAGTTCATCGTCTACAGGACTGTATTTTCTATCTTTTATTCTTATAGGACTATAGTATTCCCAGATAGCACCAGATGATTGCTGTCTAGTTTCACCCCATAAGTTTAACGCTGGTGGCAGTTGGTCATTCCATAATGGATTTCGGGATTTAGCTTTTTGTAGGGCCTTATAAAATCCTCTA